TGTAAAGAAGCTTTAGGAACAACCAGTACTAATAAAGATACTTTAGTAGCCTTGATGGCTGAGGGTAACTCACTAGCTAAACTGATATTTGACCAAAGAAGACTTTTAAAAAGAAGAAATATGCTAGAGTCATACAACTTCCCTAAAGTTTACACTAAGTTCAACCCAGCTGGAGCTATAACAGGACGATTCACAGCTTCTGGTGGTGATATGTTAGATGGTATTAATGCCCAGCAGATAACTAGAGATTTACAGTACCTTTTTAATCAAGATACTGATGATACTGTTATTATTGAGGCTGACTTTTCTACAGCAGAACTAAGAGCTGCAGCAAGTATTATGAGAGATGCTCAGATGTACAAAGAGTTAAAAGATGGTATGGATTTACATAAGATTAGTGCTACTATGGTAACAGGTGGTTCTATTGAAGATGTTACTAAGAAAGATAGACAAGCTGGAAAAGCTGTAAGTTTCGGTCTTATCTTTGGTATGTCTGCACCAAGCTTTAAACAATATGCCTTTACAACTTATGGTGTGAACTTTAGTGAGCCTGAAGCTAGAGGTATTAAGAATAACTATATGAAAAGATACAGAGGTATTACTAAATATCACAGGAATGCTTGGGACAACTATGAAACTATGGTTGTTGAGACAGCATTAGGTAGAAGAGTAAGACCAAAGTTAGGTACAGATGCTATTAACATTCCTATTCAAGGAACAATAGCAGAAACTACTAAGATGGCTGTACACTTTGCTGTAATGGAAGATAAGAGAATTTTAGATTATATTTACAATGTAATTCATGATCAGATAAACCTACGAGTTCCTAGAGCTGATGTAGACTACTGGACAGATTTATTAGTAAGAAATATGAAATTAGGTTGGGACGAAATCTGTAAATCAGATTTAATGTTCTATAAAGATATAGAAATGCCTGTGGATAGTAACCATGCAAATTAAGGAGCATAAATGAACATATTTCAGAACTTAGATAAGACACTGATAGTAGATGCTGATTCAATAGTATTTATAGCTTGCTACAATGCTGCTAAAGACACACTATCAGAGGAGTTCTTTAACACAGAACTTGAACACTCTACTGAAGTTATTAGATTAGCTGGTGATTATGCAAAAGCTCATGTCTTAAATATACAGGAAGTAACAGGTTGTGAAGCAGTTGAGTGCTACTTCACAGCTGGTAAGTGCTTCAGATACGATGTAGATGCTGAGTACAAAGCTAATAGAAAGAAGACTAATTATGTATTAGGTCTTAAAGAAGTTAAAGAGTACTTACACAGTCAGTTTGATGGTGAGATAAGTACTGAGTATGAAGCAGATGATATTTGTTATTATCGAGGTATGCAAGAGAACACTTTAGTATCTTGTATTGATAAAGATATTTCTGGTCAGCTTCCTTATGCTACTTACAACTTCAGGAAGAATGTCTACATAGAACCTCAAGAAGACCCAAAGAAATTTGTATGGCTTCAGATGATTATAGGTGATAATGCTGATAATATCAAAGGTATTAGAGGTATAGGAGCTGTTGGTGCTACTAAATATTTAGCAGATGTTGAGGATTATAGAACAGCTGTTTTAGAACTTTACACAGAAAAAGGTAGGAGAGATGACTTTATTAAGAATCTTAATCTATTAGACATGGCTTTATTACAAGATGATATGAGCATAAAACTACATAAGGAACTAGAAGATGAAACTGTATGATTTTAAAGTAAGAAGTAAGAGCTATTGTTTAGTTAAGTTTGACAAGTATAACTTTAGTGTTAGAGAGTATTTAAAGAACCCTAAAGTTAGTGAGGCGTTTGGTGTTACTTTAGTAACAGAGTTTAAACCAGCGGATAACTTTTTTGGTTCTTTATATGCTGCTTGTAGGAAAGTTGTAAGAGTACAAGGTGGTAATCACCCTGCTAGGTATATAGATAGCCTAAAACCATATAATCTTACAGAAGATAACAAAGAAATTTACAAAGACGCAATTAAGGAGTGTTTAGGATGAGTATAGAAACAATTAATACAGGGTATGCACAGGACATGGGGGATAATCCAATATCTCCAAAACATTATTCGGATTTAAAGATAAGCCCTTTAGAATATATAGAAGCTAATGAGCCTGAATTTACTTGGTGTATATCTAATGTAATTAAATATGTATCAAGATATAAAAGAAAGAATGGTCTTGAGGACTTGAAGAAAGCTCAATGGTATCTAAATCATGAGATTGAGAGGCTGGAGAATGAATAATAGTAATTGGCAGCATGGTTTAAAAGAATGGAGAGCAGATAGAAATATCGTAACACCATCAGGTAAAGTATTTGACATGATAAAAGAAGAGCTTAACGAACTAGAAGATGCTATCTATGATAAAGATGAACACGAAACAGTAGATGCTTTAGCAGATATTATTGTATTAGCTACTAATGAACTAGAACTTATGGGTTATGATTTAGATGGTGTTATGATTGAAGTAGTTAAAGAGATTAGTTCAAGAAGACAATGTCCAGCACAAAAAGAAGTATGGGGAAAATGGGGAGCTGAAGGTAAATGGCAGAAACAGAAAAACCAAACAGATACTTATAAGGCAGTTTACAAATGAACAGTCAGAAAATACTATACAACAAAGTAATTGAGAAGATACTCTATCATAAGGAAAATGCTCAAGCTTACCTGTTGGATAATGTATGAAACCACTACCACACCAGCTAACTAAATCTGCTGAAGCCTTTAAGGTTCTTCAGCAGCAAGGTATCGTTTATATAGCAGGGAAACCTAGAAGTGGTAAGACTTACACATCTATACTAACTCTGGAGAACTCTAAAAAGATTAAGAATGTGTTAGTTCTTACTAAGAAAGCAGCCATTAGTGGTTGGGAGAAGTTCACAGTACTGTCAGATATTAATTTCACAGTAACTAACTATGAACAGATTAAAAAGGTTACAGGTAAGTTTGATGCTTGTATTATAGATGAGTCACACAACCTTGGAACAGTTGGTAAGCCATCACAAAGAGTTAAAGATATAAGAGAGGTTTGTTATGCTTTACCAACAATTTTACTTAGTGGTACTGCTATTGTTGAGTCCCCTAATAGCATTTATCATCAGTGCTTTGTTACTAAGTATAGTCCTTTCTGCAGGTTTAAAAACTTCTATAAGTTCTTTGCTGGATATGGTATACCAGCAGTTATGCACTTACATGGTAGGCAAATCCCACAGTATAAGAAAGCAAGACCTGAGTTATTAGATGTTGTTGATAAGTTTACAGTTTATATGACTCAAGCAGATGCTGGTATAACTACTGAGGCTGAAGATGTATTACACTACATACAATTAGACCCTGAAACTGTATTACGCTACCAACAGTTGGAGAAAGAAGACATCATTATGATAGATGGTAAAGAGCTTGTTTGTGATTCTACAATGAAGTTAAGAACATCACTACATATGATGGAGTCTGGAGTAGCTAAGATAGATGATGAGTATATAGATATTGGTAATAGAGAAAAGTATGACTACATCCGTAATAATTTTACACTTGATGAACATACAGTTATCTTAGCACACTTTATAGGTGAGCAGAGGTTACTAAGAGAGTTATTCCCACAGTGTACTGTTGAGAGTGCTACATCTAAAGCTGAAGGTGTATCTTATGCTTGGGCTAAAGAGTTTATTTTATTTAGTTCTGGTTATTCAGGGTCTAAATACATACAGCGTCGTGAGAGAATTATAGATGTACAAGGTTCTAATACAACTAAAGTACACCATATAATTGTTAAGGGTGGTATTTCTGACCAAGTCCAAAAGGCTGTGAGAAAGAAAGAATCATTTAATAACGCAACATACCAGAAAGGATTATTATAAAAGAACAAGACATACAAAAGAAGATAACTAAGTATCTGGAGAAACGAGATGCTTATGTAGTTAAGATTGTAACAGCTAGTAAAGCAGGAGTACCTGACATTTTAGCTTGTTACAAAGGCGTGTTTATGGGTATTGAGGTTAAGAAACCTGATACTAAGAAGAACACATCTAAGTTACAAGACTACAACCTAAGAGCCATTATTGAGGCTGAAGGTTTTAGCACAGTTGCAGCATCTGTAGAAGATGTTGAAGAATTTTTAGAGTTTATAGACCAGATTAGATAATTTAAGATATAATTAAGTTATATTACAATACAATTACATCAGTTAAAGGATAACAAATGACAACAGAAGAAATACAACAACTAGAAGTAGACGCATTAGAGCTACTGATTAAAGAAAGAGATGAAGAGATTATGACTCTTGAAGACTGTATTGATACTCTACAAGTAGACCTTAGAGAAGCTAATCTTTTAAGATTGACTGAGTCTAATGAGCAGACAGTTAGATTAGCGGAGTTAGCTAAGAGAATTAATGTAGTTCTAGGTGATTACTAATGCTTACAATTAGACAAGTAATAAAACCTATGCAAGACGGGGGCCTATCTAAATACAGAATCGCTAAGAATTTAGGTGTTCAAAGTATTATGATTGACCACTATCTTACAGGGAAATGTAGAACACCTACTTTTAGAGTATGTAAGAAGATTTATGAGGATACAGGTTTAGTTACTTTCCCTTATTCTGAGGAAGAACTACAAGAAGAACACGAACAAAGACTATTCACTATAACAGAAGAAGACTAGTCACTATATAAGAAGCTGGGTAACTACTACACAGCCCAGCTTCTTTAAAGAAATTTGATTTTAACAGACCTATAAGTTTTAAATATGTAGGTCGGTTATATATGTGAGCTACTAATGGGTAGTTCGTTTATATAACTAATGAAGGAGAAGATATGAAAGAGAAATTACAAGAAGCAAGAGAAGACTGGATGATGTTTAAAAGACTTCAAAAAGGTGAGGACGCTGATTATAAATGGCTTCAACTAAAGTTGGCTGAAGCGGAAGCAAGAATCAAA